GTACAAAGGAGTTAGTAGCATTTGCAAATGGGGCTGCTGCGTCTTCTAGGGCAAACAGTGCATCAAAACCAGACTTGTCATACGTTGCAGGAGTACAGTTAGCAGATGTTGCGCCAATAGTAAGTGACAAGTCGGTAAAAAGTGCAACGCCAAGGGAACCAATATGAGCCATTTAGTTCTCCTTAGTGTGTGAATGCACCGTAGAAGTCCGACATCATGGACAACGTAACGGTAGCGGTGGTTGCATCTGTAAGGGCAGGTTTAACCAGAACAGCTTCAATACGACCTAGCCAGTAATAACATGAGTTATCAGTAGATAGACCAGTTGCAGCAGAACCTGGATCAGTATTCATCAGTGCAAAACGAAATGCATACTGAATCTTGCTAGAGAGAGCATAACCTAGAGTACCCGCACCACCATCTACCCAGTCAAGCGGAATATAGTTTACGTTAACTTCTAAGCTAGGTGCATCAGCCTGACCCTGAACCTGACGTGATTGTTTAGCACCAAAGCCAGGTACCTTAACAATATTAGGTGGAGTGCCCACAGAAGGAAAATCACGAACGTTACCCATTGAGGTACGTTCAATAAGTGTATCGAACAGGGCATGCCAGTCACTAGCAATGCCAGTTCCAGGAACAGCTGCCTGTACTGCCTTGTTTAAATTCAGTGTGGTAAAGATACCAGCACCAACGGATGATATGTGTGCCATTTAAACTCCAAAGTAATTAAAAGGTATAGAGTAATGAAAACGATATAAACTAGGATTATCCCTATCGTTTCCAAGCGGGCTAAGACTACTTATTCCAAATTGTGTATTACCATTTGCAGTAGAATTATTACTTTGCCCTGCTAGATATTTGTCTAGCTTATCTGCAATTATAGCGGCCCTAGTAGGACCAGCGCCAGCAGATATAAATATGTCTATAATCACTTGACCAGAAACTGATCCAAGTCTATTATCCCCTGTTAACTGGCTAGGAATAATAGTTACTCTTATGTACTCATCACCCACTGCACTTCCTACAAAATTATCAGGAAATGTTTTAATTAATTCTGCTTTCCATCCAGCAAGTTCAAAGAATGCATATATGTCCTTATATAGCGAGCTATACTTATCAGCCATTATGCCTCCTTCGCTACATTAACTGTTATTAAATAACCATCATCATTATATGGTGGTACCATTTTCCATACATCTCCGTTTGCCATAGTAATAGTATCATAGATATCAGGGTTTTGCAGATCCACTGACTGAAACTGAAATGACATACCCAGAGATGAACCTAGATTGGCATCACCTCTCTGGCGCTTTTGCTCCACTAAAAGACCTTTTATTGTCTTAGTTACTGTAGAAGTAGCTGTGACTGCATTAGTACCAAAGTTATATGCTGTATTATTCTTTTGTGTTAATGTAACATTAGAAGCAAGATCTTTGACAGCATTAAATGCCTTCTTAATCTGTGCCTTAATCATGCTATCGTAACCCATTAGTTTGCCCTCCACCAGCTATTAGAGCCAGCGTTTACAAGTAAAGGCTTAATGAGACGACGAACATTTGCGGGAATCAAATTAGGTGGTATGATTGTTGTAAGAGCAACTGAGCCTACCTTTAGATCCTTTACAAGACCACTATCGTCAAGCAAACCATCATTCAGTAGCAAATGACAAGCTAATTCAATATTGGCAGTTACAATACGACTAGGTACTGCACTCTCATTTATTGAGATATGCGTACCTAACCTAGGATCGAAGTAATAAGCTGAACGAGGAAAAGCTAAAGGCTGTGATTCACCTATGGCTGTTCCCGTCCAGGACTGGTCATCTAATACTCCTGCAGCAGTTACCAATGCTTGTGCTTTAGCAGTAGCATCTGCGGCTGTCCATGAAGCGACATCCAGACGATCAGCAAAGTACTCATCAGCTTCTGCTACAGTAGCATATGAATTTGTTCCTTTAGTTAGAGCCATAGGTGTTTCCTTTAATCTTTAGGAGTGGAACAGTGGTAGAATTCCAAGGCTTAGTGCAGTAGCAGTCTTACGCGTCCATACACCCTTAGTCAGTGCAAGAGTTCCAGAGGCTACAGAAGTTAGTGCAATTGGTGAGCCACTGTTTTCAATTACCTGTTGATAGGCTGCATCATCAGGGAATACATTAGTAAGACCAGCCCAGTCATAACCACCAGGATGAGCTACGAAACCCCAACGATACCAGATATCAGTAGAACCACCACCCTTGAATGCGCGAGCATCACGGTACACTTCAACCGGAGTAGGTACATTGAGAGCTTCCATAGCAATAGAGCCAGGAAGAACAATGAAGGACATCTTGGTAGCAGCAGTGCCACTATTAATATCTAAACCAGCGCCTAGAGCTAGCTTGGTGAACTGTGCATCAGTAAACCGCTGAGTAGCACGAGTCTGGATTAGACGGAATTTGCCACCAAAGATGGTATCAAAACTAACATTAGCTTCAGTAACCTTCAGATCATCAACTAGATTAGCTGAACGAAGTGAGGCATATACCTCAGGTGACGTCACTAGATAAGCATACTCTGGTTCGTAGTCCTTCCAAGCAGCACCAATTGCATTCAGGAAACCTGAAGCACGATCAGCACCTTGTACTGCAGCAGAAGCAGCAATAACTGGAAGTGCAGTAGCTAGATCAACATAGAAACCCTTAGTGGCATCAGCGGGATCACTAGTGAAAGTCTGACCGCCAGTACCAGTAGTCCCACTACCAGCAGCAGTACCGACTAGAGCTTCGGAAATAGCAACACCCTTAAGAACAGCAAGAATAGCGTTATGCTCATCTTGTGCACGAGTCTCACCAAAGTCACGGCTAATCTTAGCTAGACCGTCTTGCTGAGTAATAACTTGCTGCATATTGACCTGAGTAGCGCCATGTGTACGAACAGTCTTCACATAAGTAGCGAAATCTGACGTATAGTTAGTGCCTGTACCATTTGAAGAGTCGGTCAGTGAAGCAATATTAATCGTAGGATTAATAGGCTTATACCAACGAACTTGTCCAATAAAGGTCTCAGTGTCGGTGTTAATGTTTGGGTTTGGACCAACGATTCCTGTACCAGACAGCTTCTTAGCGGTCGTGTAGGCTTCATCGGTGTAAGCGCCAAGGGCTGATTGAATTGCATAAGTATTTAGATGACCTGCATCTGGTGCGTAAATACTCTGGGTACCTGTAATTGCCATTTGTTTATTTCCTTAAGTTATCATAGTTTACCCGCCGCAGCTCGTTTAAGAACTTCTTCTTGGGATAAACTAAATAGAGAGACTTTGCCGTTGTCGGGCTTGCCATTATTTGTAGGAGTATTACTCCCACCACCTGTGTTTACTTTTGCCTTAAATAGGAAGGATTGTTCTTCGTCACGAGAAAAAGCTTCACAATAGTCTTTTACAGTAATACCTGAACGGTGAACCCAGTGTCCAGCTTCATTCTGTACAAGATTTGCAACAATCTCTTTGAATGCCATATCAGAAGCTCTATCATTTCTGAATATGTAACCTTTAAGTGCATCACGCACAGCAACATCACGGCTTAGTTCCGTGTTTTGCTTCTTAAGGGCCTCATTTGTGGCACGCTCTTCAGCAAGACGTAACTCAAAAGCTTCTTTGTGTTTACCATCTTCTTCGAGTTTCTTTAGAGTTGCTTCTCTTTCCTTTGCCTCGAATTCCGCATTCTTCTTAAGAGCAGCATCTCGCGCAGCGTAAGCTTTATCGAGATTAGCCTTAATAGGGGCCAGTTCTTGTTCAATACGCTCTTTTACAAGCTTAGAGACCATGTCCTGATCGCGTTCTTCCTGCGTCAATCGAGCCAGACGTGCTGTTTCAGCTTGCTCTGCAGCAATGCGTGTAGCTTCTGCTTCAGCAGTCCTAGCAGCCTCTGCAGCAGCAGCAGTGTCAGCAACATTAATACCACCACCTTCATTATTATCAGCCATTTCATTTCCTTCTGTGAGTACAACTCACTAATTATATTAAGGGCACAGCCCGACTTATCCGATCCCATACCAATATCTGTTATCTTTGAACTGTCCAGGGACAGCTGCAAGGATGTCATCTCTCGTAAGGATATCTGCTTTTGTTACAAGTTTTCCATCGATTCTTGATCTACCAACCACAGGTATTAGACCAATATCGATTGCTTCATTCATATATCTATTGTAGAGTTCTCTCGGAAGACCTCGTGCTCTCATTTCATCTAATGTCGCCTTAATAGACTCACTTTGAACAGCCTTACCATAGATCTCTCTTAATGCTTGTCTAGAATTTAACATATCAGATGCGTTGGTAAAGAAAGCATCATGTACCGTACTTGTTTGGATATTATTTTTAGATCCCCACAAGTGAAACTGTTTGACAATTGTGGCGTCATTAGAGTGGTTACCATTAACAGCATATGCCGTCTTTGCTTTACCAACATCTACAATTTCATTCATTTTACCTTCTTTATTACTAAACTGTTCCCACCACGTTGGCTCAGTCTTTTGCTGTACCTGAATAATATTATTTATCCACTTACCTTCAGCATTCTTATAGGCAAGCTTCTCTTCAAAGGTTTGTGTAAAATTCTGTTCAAGAACTTTACCATCAAAATTAACCCATGGAACATTGGTCCATGCCTTTGGAAGTTTATTAGCGTATCCTACTTCAATACCTTTGGTAATATCATCTCCCCATAGTTCATACTTACCTATCTTAAAGCCAAGATCATGTGATACTTTACCAATCTTGATTCCAGTAAGTCTGGCCTCTGGTGACTTAACACCTAATACAATATTTGAAACTGTTCCGCCAGGTACGTATCCAGGTATCCGATTAAGTATTTTCTCTCGGATACTTTCATCTTTGATTGCTAGTGTTCTACTTAGCCATTTCGGTAGTCTATTGCCTGCCTTATATTCCCCATAGATTGCCGTCTTTAGTACAGAATCAGGAGCTATCGCAGCTTTTGAGGGCCTTGCATACGTTACAAAGTCAGATGCAAGTCTACCAAAGAACTTAGTGAAGTCTTTTAAGATAGGAACTTGACTTCTAAGATTTTCAGACATGATTAAAGCAATTTGTTGGAAATCGTCTGGTGTAACTACTTTATTATAGCTACGACCTAACTTTTCCACAAAGTCTCTTGTCTTTGGATCTAAGAAATACAACTGTTCCAACATATCATCACCAGGGGCAAGACCTTTATTAAACATGTCTTTAACATCTTGTCGTAATGATTTTAGTTCCTGATACATCTCAGGATCTAATGTTTCGTATCTCGCCATCCTTGCGCTAATTTCTTGCATTACAGCGTCACGTTCACTAGCTTTAACAACTAGAAAGTCTTCCTGTTTTTCTAGTACCTTTGCAAGTTTGTTCTCAACATTCATAATTCCGGTACGCTCACCTGCACCATAGAATGTTACCATGTTCTGTGCCTTAGAAGCTTTACGCAGATCCTTCTCTGTTAGCCCCAATTTCTTATTTAACTCTCTAAAACGAGGGTCATTAAAAGTAGAGGCCGCAATCTCATCATACAATCTTTGTTTTTGATTAGTAGGAACGACATTGCTAAGTTGAGCTAATTGCTTATTCTTCGTAGCAAGTGCAATAATTTGCGCGCCAGAAGAAGAGGCATCTTGTTCTAAAGCTATGGCTATCTTATACTTATTGAGTAATTTAAGATTAGCCGCAGAGTAATCACCTCCTAAATATTCGTTTATCTTAGACATCTCTAAAGCAAAACGTAATACTTTTCCTTGTTCCTCTCCGTCTATCTCCTGTAAAAATTTTGATTCTAATATTTTACGTATATCATTAGGTTTAGCCCTCCGCATTTGATTGCCGAGTTCAACTAAGTCTTTACGCCATATCTGTGCGATTTGCTGTCTACCAAGCACTGATAGTGAATTATACTTATCCTCTAGTGTATCCGATGCACCTCCTAAGAAGGCACCTATTTGATCTTGTAGATTAGCAAATTCAATATCACTGAAGTTCTTAGCTTCAGCTGTATTTAGGAATGGTCTAAATGTTTCACCTGATTGAGGTCCAATAAAGCCTCTCTCATATATACGTGCGCGATGATCTAAGAATGGATGATTGGAAAATGCAGCATCTTTATCTCTCAGCCACTTCATTGCTTTTAGACGTTCGTATGCATCACCCCGTTCAATCATATACTCACGATATTTATTTAAATCATGATAGTATTTAGCAGCACCCTTATCATCTTGAAAGTTTATTAATTTCTCAATGAAGTCATAAAAATCAGGGTCCACCTTATATTTTGCATTACTGGCCCAATTAAGGGCAGTTGTCATATCTCTATCTATAAGAGCTGCTGGAAAATCAGAGAAGCTACTAGTAGATGTAATTGGAATACGCGAGTCGTAATACCCAAGAACACCTTGATCTACTTGGTAGGTCTTATAACCTTCACGTATCATTAATCTGTTTTTATCTGTTGTTACACCAATACGTAGCCCTACATCTACTTTGCGAGTTAGTTTAGAGTATTCCTGAATTCTAGGATCGACTATACGAAGATTTACAGAAAATGTATCATAGTATGGTCCAAAATATGCACCAAAGTTACGACTCTTCATTCTTCGTTTTTGTACACCGAATGTTTCTAATTCGTAGAATCCTTTATCTTTTGCATCATCTAGTAGCTTTACACCAAGGTTGTACCATTCGTTTCTACTACCACGAAAATTAGCAGTATTAAATAGATCACGCCCCAGTGCAATAGCTAATTGATCTCGGTCTGGTGAGTCAGCTAAGCTCAGACGTTTAGCAAATTTAAGATAGAATTGTTCTAGTTGCTCATTATCTAGCCTTATCTTTAATTTAGCGGGTATCTTGTAGTCTAGAATATTACGTAATTCTTTAGCAATCTTCGGAGCAACTTTATCTTCCCATCGATTCTTAGCAATTATATTGTCTATGAATTTATCATGAAGACTCTGTAATTGTACAGGGCCAAGTACAGGATCAATATAATTAGCTT